GAGCTTCGTACTGCGCCCGCAGAGTGGCGGCCTGTTTGAATTTCGGATGTGCGGGGAAGGTTTGTAAATCGACTAGCGCGCAAGCGCCCTCAATACAGATTTATGAATACCCCGTGCAGCCGAAATAGCGAAGCGGTCAGACTGGCAGACTCTCGAAGGGATAGCGCAGGACGTAGGAAAAACAGTACGCAAGCGGCGAAAGAGACAAGGCCCCGCGATAGGGATCGTTACCCGCAGGGCTGAAACAATCGGGCGTTTTGCGGATTGGTTCAGTGCAAAGCATAGAGCCCGGCCCGAAGGGATCGCCCTGCCTCAACTACATCATTTCATTAAATTTCAGGCGAAAAAAAAGACCCTTTTCATGGGCCTTTTGTATTTTCTAAAATTAGCGATCTTCTGTTATAAGTTCGTAACTTCCATGATCTGTAGTTAAAGTGCTTCTTACTTAACAATACTATACATCGTATGAAGTGAACTAAGCCTCGGGCGGCTGAATCAGGCGAAAAAATCAGGTGTGCGCTTGCTCCACTTGAAGCGATCGCCACGCCAGTCGCTAGCAAAGTTTTTCCCAAAGCTCTAAAAAGCTTATCACCCTTACTTGTCCCTTCGTATTGTTTTACGACTGCTCGGGCAATCCATTCTCCGGGATTTAAACCGGCAATTTCTGCCAATAAAGCGACGTCTCCCACTGGGCAAGTCTTGCGTCCATGCCTCCAGTTACTAACGGTTTGCGGCGATGCATCTATTAATTTAGCTAACTTGTAGTCACTGCCTGCGGCGGCACTTGCTCGGTCTAATAGTTGATCTAAATAGTCGGGCTTTGCTTGCATGGGGTATTCCTTTCGAATAGTATTCGTTTCGACAAGTGTTCCTAACGGTAACTAATTCTAAGGCTTTGACCATGACCCTGCAAGCGACTAACCGGCTCCCAAGCTGCCGAACTGCCCACGATTGGGCCGTTTCGTCGATTTGCATCGTGGTGCACCACAAGCCCATTAAACGCGCTTGGTGTTTTCAAATTGAATCCGTCGATTTTTGCCACGTAGGCAAGTCCGTAGCCAAAACAGCCGCCGACCGGGCAAGCGTAGCGCCGCACGTGTCGGCGGCTGTTTCAACTGTCCCCCCCGTAGGTAACACGGGGGGAACTCTTACCCGGAGCACGTTGCATGTCTAAATCCCACGGACTGGTATTAGATGGAGGCGAAGTCAAATTCAGGCTGGAAGCTGAACGTCAAGCGTCGACAAATTTCATCCATATCGATTGGCTCCGTTTTACGGTTTTTCTGCGTAACGTCATCCCTTCCATGAAAGGTTTGCCGGATTGGGATCCGAACGCGGGTTCTAAATGGGAGCGCTATTTAAGCACCGTCAAATTTGGTTCAGATGCATATGACTTTCTCTCGGGCCTAGCGAAAGAAAAAGTAATCCTGGCCACTGTCGAAGGTTTCGAAGTGGATCGCCAGGACAATCAATTTCAGGGTGCTTGTAGTCAAGCGTATGACCTTGCCCGAGAAGTTGCGGAAATTTTGGGCAAAGAGTTCTCAGTTAATAGCTGTTTGAAGCCCGGTCAGGATTTCTACAAATACCGTTTTTCCATTGAACGCAACGGATTTGAATCGGCATGGGTTGGTTTTCTGGCTGCTGGAAATGGCAAATCCAAAGGCTCGCAAGACCAAACTATTCATGTCAATATTCATGGCCATGCCTGTACTTTTGCTGCTCCAGGTTGGCGCGAAAAAATGGCCAATTGCATCGATCTCCATGTTGGGCGTATCACTCGCGCTGATCTGGCATTGGATGTTTTTGACGGGCTGGGTTACGACTTCGGGCGATTGCTCCAAGATTACAAAGAAGGCATCTTCAAAGTACGCGGCAAAAATCCCGCTTGTAAGTTGGATGGTGATTGGGGCAATGACTCTGCCCGGTCTATTTATATCGGTTCCCGCACTAGCGGAAAAATCACTAATATCTACGAAAAGGGCGATCAACTTTTCGGGGTGAAAGCGGGTTCAACGTGGGTCCGTGCTGAATTGCGCTTTGGCGATCAACTTCGTGTTTTGTCCTCTGACATTCTGCGTACCCCTGACAGTTTTTTTAGCGGTGCCTCTGACTGGCATGAGGCGTTGTTGATGCATGTCGGCGCAGTCGTTTTGTCACAGTCGATAAAAACCACGCCAGTTCTCCCCAAGCAAACAGTCTCTGCCGAGGTTTACAGAAACCTCGTATGGCTCCGTGACTCTGCTGCATCCACTATGCGTGGCGCTTTGCGATTCATGGAATACGACACTCTTCTTGAATTTTTGTTACCCGATTCGCCCAAGCTCCCCGGACGTTTGGAAAAGTTCAAACCATCCGAATTGTCGGTTGCGTATCAAACAGTTGTTGACAGTTTTAAAGCCATTGGTGGGGCTCCCGCTCCCTGCCTTACTGCGGCATAACTTGCGGAAAAAGGAAAAAAAATGAAGCTCCCAGAAATGAAAGTTATTTGCCACGGCATCAAACAAAGTGCGACGGAATTTGACGGAAAGAAATTCTCCAGCACCACGTTTTATTTGCCTGCTGAATTGGCCGAAAGCGCAGCCGGAAAAACACTCGGCGCGATCACGGTTCCGTACAAATTTGGTGATGCAACAGAATTTGAAAAGTGGGGGCATCTTCGCAATTCTTGGCCCGAAGGTGGTGTACCTGTGCTGGTCAATTTTGAATTGGTCAGCGGCAAAGATGCGCAGGGCAAAGATACGGGCAAATTGCAGTTGATGGGTATCAAGCCTGCGTCTCCCGTTTCGCGTTCTGCTGCCGCTCAATAACATGGCCCGCCTCTTAATCCAATCGAGGGCTACGGGGCGTTTTCTCGCTCCCAATCCCGAAGACAACCAACCGTATTGGGTGGTCGGTCTGCGTCAAGCTGGTGGCGGTGTCATGGATGACATGGAGCGCATCGCTCAATTGATGCAAGACCACACCGAGGCCGAAGACCTCGCCCAGGTCATTGATCTGGATCGCCTCGGAACCCAGAACGATTACCCCGCTCACTAGGAAAAAAATGTTGCTCCAATGCTCTATCTGTGATGGCCTGACAGAAGAAGGCGAGTTGCCGGACGCTGACACATCAAATCTCGAAGAAGCGGGAATGCCTCCCGAAGTCATTGAGGCCATGTTTGGGGATCATTCCCAATGCCCGCATTGCTTGAACAATTTGGCCACTGAGAATTTCACCGTTGTTGATGATTCGGACATCCAAGACGGTTTATTTTGATTCCATCCAGTCGCCTCGCGGGCCGGGGCTTCTGGATGCAATCCGAATATCTCGGACCATCAAACGGAAAATTTCAAATGAAAAAAATCACTGCTCTGCGCTTGGCCGCAATCTCCGCAACTCTCGCAATCGCTACCGGCGCACAAGCTGCCCTGCCTGCTGCTGCATCCACTGCCATTACGGACGCTGGTGTTGACATGTTGGCTGCTGTCGGCGCTGTCATCGCTTCTATGGTGGCTGTTTGGGGCCTGCGCAAACTCGGCTCGAAAATGGGCTGGATGTAATCCACAAAACCGGCTAGTTCCGGTTTTTTTATTGGCTCTCACCGGGGCCAATAGAAAACCAACTACTGCACACCATGGGCGCCCTCTTCAAAAATGTTTGTTATCCAAGCCAAGATGCTGCACGGGCGCAAGCTTGTTCCGAATTTGACGCAAAGGTCATGGCAACCACCAACCTGTACACCTCCGAATGTACCTCCACGGTGTACACGGGTGCCACCATGTCCATTTGCAAGCGTACCAACGGCGGCGCATGCACCACGGTGGCCCCTCCGTGGCCTGTTACGCCCGCTTGCGACTATGACGGCGGGGTAAGCCTTGCCTTTGACTGGTTCTTGGCTTCAATCGCCTTCCTTGCCATCTGCTACGGCGGCAAAAGACTCATTCAACTTTTTGACCGTAACACGGTGGACGCATGACTTATGACCTTCGAAGCCTTCAACGCCTTAAACACCTATGCGCTCTTGGTGCTTTTGTTCTTGGGTTCTTACATAGTTTTCAAGTAGTCGCTCAACCTGCGGACGTTGGCTACGTTAGCAACGGAAACGGTGGCGGCAATTGGGTTCGCTTCGGGGTAGGCACGAAAGTAACTGTCCTGCCCGGTGGCATCCCAACTTCCTACGCTGACCCGACACCCGGTTCTAAGGGCGTAGAGGTTCGCGGTCAAGGCTCTATCCCTGTCGGTACGGCTGGTCGGTCTGTTGCTGTTGCTGTGTCGGGCAAGGTGGCTGTCGCAAAAATAGCCTCTGCGGCGGCTGGCCTTTTGGGTGGCCCTGTTGGTCTCGTCCTTGCCGTTGGCTCTCCTTATCTTCTTGATTGGTATATGCGGTCTGGGGTTGTCGCGTCATCGGATGGTCCTAGGGGGACTCTCGTTCCTTATTCCGTCAATGAGGAGGTAACTCCTGCTAATGGTTGCACCTTAATGAATGTCGTGGGTGAGTCGATGTACAAACCGTCGACAAATCAAACCTACACAATTTATCCAGGGGGGTCTAACTATGATCCCCATTGGTTGGCTACGCATTGCACGGATTCCAAGTGGACTAGTCAACAAACCGCGTACCAATGGCCGAAGTTGGTTGTTATTGTGGGCAATCAGGCCCCACCATCAGTCCCGCTGACTGAGGCGCAAGTAGCGTCCAAATTGGAGGCGACTACTCCTAATCCGGGTGTTCTGCGAGAGCTTTACACGATAGACAAGACGGGTCGTTATACCGATCAGGAATTGGGGGATTTAGCAATTCGAAACACGGTGGTGGCTGGCCCCACGACTGTTGCAGGGCCGGTTTCAACGTCCACCACTCCAGCGCAAAACGGAAACCCTGCGAAGTCAACGACAACGCAAACGGATTACGACTGCACTTATTCAACGAATAAGGTTCTGTGCGGTGAGCGTAAAACGACTACGGAAACCTCAACGGCGACCAACCCAACAACGGGAAACCCGGAAACAACGACAACAACGACAACCCAGCAACAGGAAGCGGAAACGCCAAAGACGGAGGAAGCTAAAGACCCATGTCTTGAACATCCAAATCGCAACGGATGCCGTGAAGATGAATTTGACGTCCCCACGGGCGAGATTCCCAAGACCTCCAAGACCATCACTTATGCAGCGGAAAACCTCGGTTTTGCTGGCGGCTCCTGTCCTGCAAACGTCACTAGGACCATTCACGGCATGGCTGCACCTATAACCATTGTCAACTGGGTGGACAACTGCGACAAGCTCACCACCTATGCCAAACCCATGATCTTGGCCCTCGCCATGTTCAGCGCAATGATGATTATTTTTGTGGGTAAACCAGAATGAAAATCGGCACATGGCTCTTAGCGATGCTCACACCAATGTTGGGGCGTATCCTCGCGGCGCTCGGCTTCTCGGTAGTCTCCATTCTCGGCATGGAGGCCATGCTCGCCCAGGTGCGAACTTCTTTGATCTCCGGCCTTGGCGGCATGTCTGCCGATATGTTCAACGTCTTTCTCCTGGCCGGTGGTGGCCAGGCGCTGGGCATCATCACCGGGGCGCTAACGACCCGCCTCCTGCTCTGGCAAGTCCAAAACGCCACTCGAATTTTGGGGGTTAATCCATCATGAGCATCACCCTCGTAACCGGCGTCCCCGGTTCTGGAAAAACCCTCATGGCCGTTTGGGACCTGCTGCGCCCCTTGGTCGGTGCTATCGAAAAGAAAACCGACGAACGCGGCGACACCATCGAGATTCCCCGCACCATTTACACCAACGTCAACGGCTTTTTGCTTGATCATGAAATGATCGAAGGTGGTGGAACGTGGGGGCCTGATAAATCCTCTGTTCGCGCGGTTTCAACCAATGGCGAATTTGCACGGGCTGTATTTTCTGGCGGTGGTCTTGTGTATGAGGGCAACCCCTGCGGCTTGCGTAACTGGCACAACTGGGCCAAACCCGGCTCTGTCATTTGCTTCGATGAATTCCAGAAATTCTGGCCCCCACGCCCCAACGGTGCAGCCGTCCCTCCAGACATTCAGGCCCTCGACACCCACCGGCATATGGGTGTTGACTTCATCCTGATCACCCAAAATTGCAATAACGTTGATAAACACATTCTCGGGCTGGTAGATCGCCATTTGCACATCAGGCGCGTGTCAAACATGCCCATGGCCGTTGTCTACGAATGGGACCATGCAAGCAGGGCCTTGAACTACAAAAACAGCATGACCAAAAGCCCTTGGCGCTATCCCAAGCAGGCTTACAAACTGTACAAATCCGCTGAACTCCACACCAAGCAAAAACGCAAAATGCCGGGTCTGGTCTGGTTCATCTTGGCTGGTTTTTGTGGTGCGGCCTACGCTTGGCCAACTCTTACAACGCGGTTTGATGAGCGGGTGCATGGCAAGCCTGCTGCCACTGCAAAAACTGTTCAGCCTGTCGCTAAACCGGGCGAAAAAATCGAATACACCAAAGACGGTACGGCTTACACCGTTGATACTGTTGTTACCCCTGTTGCGCCTCCTGAACCTGTCGCCGTGCTACCTGCGGTGGTGGTGCCCCAGATCGCGGGTTGTATCGTCGTTCGGGATCGTTGCGGCTGCTTTGATACCACGGGCCAAAAGGTGCCATCCGAGCCAGTGGCCTGCTTGGAGTCTGCCGGGGTCAACGGCACGCCAAAGGCTGATATTCTGGAGCCTGTTGCGGTGCGGGCTTTCCAGCCTGCGGACGGTGAAGCCTTGGCCTACATGCGCACAAACAGGGGCAAACCAACGGCCTTTTGATTTTTGACAACAAAAAAGGCCCCTAGGGGCCTTTGTCAATCTTCAGCTGGTGTTAGAAACGGTAGTTTTCGATCTCGCATTTCTTGAGCAACCACAAACCAAGCATTTTCAAGTTCTTTGTGCCGTTCCGATAGTAGGGCCATCACGCTGGGCGGCACTATCGGCGGGTATGCAATCTGCACATTGGTTATGTCCTCCATTTCCTTGCTCATTAAATCCTCGTGCTCTTGCAATTCGTCGTTGTCGAGTTCGTGCCATTTAAAGTTTTGCATATTTATTCCCAAGCTTGGTATTCAAAAGACCCTTTGAATCGGGCGCTGTTCTCGTGGTTCCGGCAAAACAGGCGATAGGCCCCGCTTGCCCTCATAAAATCCCGTTTTCCCTTGTCTGTGTGTAATGTAGGTGTAAATCCTTTCGGTTGCGTTGCAATAAAAATTTGTATCGGCTGCGCGTTATCTTTCCAATATTCTTTAGCTTCTGGCTCTGGAAACAGCATCAATTCCAGTTGGCGCGGGTCGATCTTTTTAGCCTTCGTTTTCAACATTTCGAACATCTCCACCATGCGGCTTTTCCAAGCCTTAACTAAATTCCGGGCGCGGGTCTTGGCTTCCTTCACCCAGTCCGGGACAGTTGCAGACCAATCAAAAATCACTTCCATCAGGCGCATGATCCGGGGCGAGTTGTGATAGCCGTTCGAAAACATTTCGCACTGAAAGCGCAACGCTTCTGGATACTTGATGTAGTTCTTTGCAATCATGCTTTTCTGCCTTTGGTAAACCGGATTCCTCGTTTCTCGCCCTCCCCTTTTTGGGTTGGACTTGTCGCTTTTGCCGGTTGCTTACTGTTACCGTTTTTCCTTCGTACTGCGCCCGCAGAGTGGCGGCCTGTTTGAATTTCGGATGTGCGGGGAAGGTTTGTAAATCGACTAGCGCGCAAGCGCCCTCAATACAGATTTATGAATACCCCGTGCAGCCGAAATAGC